AGCAAGAAATTCCTAAGTTAGCAGGCATTACTCCACTTAATACAGTGGATTTAGTCAAAAATGCTCCAAGTCGTTTTGAAGAGTACGAGAAAATGATTGGAAATCAAACTGAGTATTTCATAAATACAGGTTTTCCTGAACTAGATGATATTATGGGTGGGTGGAAACAAGAAGAAATAGCTATTGTTTTAGGTCGTCCTAACCAAGGAAAATCATGGGTACTACATAAATTCGCATTAGAAGCCTGGAAACAAGGAAAACGTGTAGGAATATATAGTGGTGAAATGGGTAAAAATGATGTAGGTTACCGTTTAGATACACTAGACAGTCATATTTCAAATACATGTTTACAACGTGGTAATAACGTAGTTCATGGAGCTTACAAGGATTATGTCAATGCTTTACAGCAACAAAATATTCCTATATTCATAACTACTCAAAGCGACTTTAATGGTCGCCCTACAGTTGCTAAATTACAATCCTTTATAGAAAAGGAAAAACTTGACATATTATTTGTTGACCAATTGTCATTAGTACAGCCCTCAACTAAGTCTAGGGATAGACGTTTACAGTACGAGGAAATAATGCAAGAGTTTTTAGACGTTACTATGCGTTTTCACGTACCTATTATATGTGCGTGTCAAGCTAATAGAAAAATAACAGAAGATGATGCCTTGGATAAACTTCCTAGAATAGAACATATTTCAGAATCTGATGCTATTGGTCAAGTAGCTACCAGAGTTGTTTCTATGTGCCAACAAGAAGGTAACTTGTTACTTAGAATGTGCAAAAATAGAAATTTAGCTTTGGGTTCCAAATTAGCTTATTTGTGGAATATTGACAAGGGTTTATTTGAATTTAATGAAATGGGTGTAGACAGCACCCCAACTACACGAGAAGAACCACATAAAATACCTTCTAACAGAAGAAGAGGAAGACAACAAACAAGTGAGGTATTTTAATGCTTGTAATTGACAATATACCTATATTAGAAAATGAAATGACTATTGTTGAAACTTTACAGCATGATTTACATAGTAGAGGAATTCAAAAGTTAGCAGTTATCAAAAAGACACACCATAACATTCAAGTATGCTGTCCTATCCATAAAGACGGAAGAGAAAGAAAACCGTCTTGTGGTATAAACTTAGACCCTAATAATGGAACAGCAGTCGGTACTGTTCACTGTTTCACATGTGGTTATGTAGCTAGTTTTACGCAGTTTATTAGTGACTGTTTCGGGTATAATGATGAAGGAACTTATGGCAAAAGGTGGTTACTTGAAAACTTTGTATCTTTAGAATCTAATAACAGACAACAATTTTCTTTGAATTTAAGTCGTAAAAAAGTCAAACAAGAATTTGTATCCGAGCAAGAATTAGATAGTTATAGATACATACACCCATACATGTACAAAAGAAAACTAACTGATGAGATAATAGAAAAGTTTGATGTCGGTTATGATAAGAATACTCAATGCGTAACGTTTCCAGTGTGGGACGAAAGAGGAAGATGTGTATTTGTAGCTCGTAGAAGTGTAAATACAAAGTTTTTCAACTACCCTAAGGAAGTAAGTAAACCTATATATGCGTTAAACTTTATTCCAGACTATATTACTCAAGTAGTAGTTTGTGAATCCATAATAAATGCTTTGACGTGTTGGACTTGGGGAATTCCGGCAATAGCTCTTATAGGTACAGGAAGCTATGAACAGTATCCGATATTACAAGGTAGTCATATTAGAAAGTTTTTATTAGCACTTGACCCTGATGAAGCCGGGCATAAAGGAAGAGTAAGATTTAGAAAAAATATTAAAGGAAAAATGATAGTGGACTTACCAATTCCTGAGGGAAAAGATGTAAACGACATGACAGAAGAGGAGTTTGTACCAATCTTAACTTCTTTATGTTAGAATGTAAATTTTTGTTTACAAAGTATTGCATTTGTTTATTTATGCTATACAATAATTTTACACAAAGCCTTACCAAGGCAGGAAGTTAGTAGTAAAAAACAATAGGAGGAAAACTATGGGAGTAGTCAGTTTTAATGATATTGACAATTACCGTATTGCTAGTGAGTGGCAATATTTATCTTTGAAAGATGATGGGGATGTAGCAAAGGTAAGATTTTACATTGAAAGCATGGACGATTTAAAATTTTATATTGTGCATGAAATTATAGCTAAGGACGGCAGACGTAAGTATGTAAATTGTTTACGTACGTACGACCAACCAATTGATGATTGTCCATTCTGTAAAGAATCACTTAAGAACAAAGATTATAATATCAAAATTAAATTGTTCTTACCTGTTTTAGATATGGACGACAATACTGTTAAAATATTTGAAAGAGGAAGAAGTTTCAAAAGTGAATTAGAAGGTCATATTAGAAGAAACACACCATTGGTTAATTACCCTTGTGAAATCGAAAGATGTGGAGCTAAAGGTAGTACAGATACAACCTACAAGGTTTACCCATTAGCTCAAGAAAAGGATGAAACTTTAATTAAGGACTTACCAGAACAACCTGAATTATTAGGTGGGTATATACTTGAGTTGTCTATAGACGAAATGGAAGAGTTTATTAAAACAGGTAACTTACCAGCAGGTCAAGGTTCTCAACAAGAAGAACTTCCTAGAAGAACTTCTAGAGTAGAACAAACTGAATCAGAACAACCTCAAAGAAGAAGAACAGCAAGTAGGTTTTAATCATGTCACTATTAAATATTAAAGCACCAGCAGGCGTAAATACGTCTGCTGTTGCAACTAAAATAAAGAATTCTAAAAAGAGAGTCAGTACACAAAGAGCAACAGGAAACACTATTTTAGACCGGGTAAACTTAATTCGTAGTAAAGTAGAGTTGGAGTTGGGGCATTTAAAAGATAGCTATTTATGTATTCAGACAGAGGAAGAATTAAGTAACTATGTGGATAAGTGTATTAAGAATAATCTATTTTCTTTTGATACAGAAACAACTTCTTTAGATACTATAACTTGTGAGTTAGTAGGATTTAGTTTGTATACACCGGGGGAAAAAGCATGTTATGTTCCAGTATCTCATAGAAGCTATGTTGACAATTTAATAAAGGAAAATCAGATAAGTTTAGAATCTGTGAATAAGCAGTTACGCAGACTACAGAATATTCCATCAATAATGCATAATGCTAAATTTGATATAAATGTTATTCATGGAAGATTTGGCTGGGTATTTCAGAATTTACATTGGGATACTCAAGTTGCTTGCAAAATATTAGATGAAAGAGAACAAGCAGGTCTTAAATATCAGTATTGTAAAAATATACAACAAGGTGGAAATGTAAATGACTATTCAGAGTTATTCAATGGCATTAATTTTTCTTTTGTACCTATAAATATCGCATACTTATATGGTGCAAAAGATGCTGAAATTACGTATGAGTTGTATGAATTTCAGAAGAAACAATACGAACTTCCTGAAAATTCAAAGCTAAAAGAATTATTGGAAACAATAGAAATTCCATTAGTTTTAGTAGTAGCTGATATGCAAAGACAAGGGGTTTCTTTTGATACAGAAAAAGCAAATGAGTTGTCCAAAAAATATCATAGTAAGTTAGACGAGTGTCAACAACATCTTGATGAAGTTTGTTTACTTTACCTTAAAGATATAGCTGAGTGGAATAAACGAAACCCTAAGAACCAATTTAGCTTACCCCTCAATGCTAATAGTCCTCAACAAGTAGCTTCATTGTTGTATGATGTTTTAGCTATTGAAAGTCCTAAGAAAAGTAAGCCTAGAGGAACCGGAGACGAAATACTTCAACAAATTGATGAACCTGTATGTGAAGCAATACTTAAATTTAGAGAAGTAAATAAGTTGCTGTCAACTTATTTAGATAAGTTACCTAAATGTTTAAATACCAAAACAGGAAAAATCCATGCTAGTTTTAACCAGAATGGTGCTGATACAGGTAGAATGTCAAGCAGTGACCCTAACTTACAAAACATACCTTCACATAATTCAGAAATAAGAACTATGTTTATAGCTGATGAAGGGTGTGTATTTATAGGTTCTGACTATTCACAACAAGAACCAAAAGCTACTGCATGGTTAAGTCAAGACCCTAATATGCTTGAAATTTATGCTGACCCTAATGCTGATTTATACCCAGAAGTTGCGTCAACAGCTTTTCATGTACCGGCTGATGAATGTCGTGAATTTAGACCTGATGGTACGGTAAACAAGGAAGGTAAAGAACGAAGAAGTAAAGCTAAGATTATTCAATTAGCTATGACTTATGGTCAAGAACCTCATTCTTTGGCTTCATCATTAGGTTGCTCTGTACAAGAAGCTAAGAAGATACAAGACAATTTCTTCACAAGGTTTCCCGGTATTAAGCAATTCACAGAAAAGACATATGAATTTGCTTACCATAATGGATATGTTGAAACTGTATGGGGAAGAAGAAGACATTTAGCAAGTATGCAATTAGAACCTTATGAATTCTATTGGTTAGATGGAGTAGGTAATAACTTTGATTTATTAGATTTTGAAAACGAAACTCAAGTAAACGAAGTTCCTTTGGATATACAAGATGAGTATGCAGATGCTTTAGATAGATGTTTTGGGTATAAGCAAACTCAACAAGTATTACAGCAAGCAAAGAATGAAAATATTAGAATTGTTGATAACCGTTCTAAGATTGCAGAAGCAGAACGTCAAGCTATAAATACACCTATACAGGGTACTTCAGCTGATATGGTTAAACTAGCAATGGTAAATCTTTATAATAATGAGGAATTTAAGAAACTTGGAGGGACAATTAAATTACAAATACATGATGAATTAATTTGTGAAGGCCCTAAGGAAAATGTTAATGAATTAATTGAAGTTATTAGAAAAGTAATGCAAGAAAGTCCAACTGTTAAAATTAAATTACCTTGGAGATGTGATATAGTAGTAAGCGAAAAATGGAATGGAGAAGAGATACATGTTTAATTTATATTTCGCCGGTAGTGATAATCCGGAATGGAAACAGTATTTAATCAAGAAGAAAGCTAATAGGTTAGCTAGTTGGTTAAACGATAAAAATGTAATAACAGGTTGGATTGAAGAAAAAGCAGAGGGTAAATTATTTATTGACTCTGGTGCGTTTTCAGCTCATACACTAGGTAAAGAAGTTGACATTGACAAGTACATTGAATACTTAAACAACTTAGATGAGCATATATATATTGCCGCCGAGCTAGATAAAATACCTGGTGTTTTTAGGCAAGCTAAAACTAGAAAGCAATGCTTAGAAGCTCCTTTAATTAGTTGGAAAAATTACTTGTATATTAGAGAACGAGTAAAAAGTCCAGATAAAATTTTACCTATTTTTCACCAAAATGAGGATTTTGATTGGCTGGTTAATATGTTAGAAACTACTTTTGATGGAAAACATATTCCTTATATTGGAGTTTCCCCAGCTAACGATAGGTCCACAAAAGAAAAGAATGAATGGTTTGAAACTGTATTTAGATTAATAGCAGAAAGTTCAAACCCTAACGTATACACACATGCTTTCGGCATGACGTCGTTGTCTGTACTTGAAAGATATCCATTTACAAGTGCTGATTCAACAAGTTGGATTATGACAGGAGCTAATGGTGGAATAATGACACCTTATGGAACAGTTATTATGAGTTCTAAACAATTAGATAACCCCCAACATATTAACTATGCACCAGAAGAGGAACAAATTCAAATACAGCAACTTTGTAAAAAGTATGGATTTAATTTTGAAGAGCTTATGGAAAGTTATCAACAAAGATGTAACTTTAATATAGCTTACCTTATGGACTGGGCAGAAAATTATACGTACAAAGGAACAGAAATTAGAAAACGTTCTTTAATTAAGTACAAACCTAAAACAATTGAACAACATATAGAAATTATTAGAAAGGCGGAGATCATGGAAGTGGAAAAGGAACAACATTTACAACAAATGCAAGAAAAAGCTCAAGAGTCTAAAGTTACAAGTAGTGAAATTTTACAGTCTGTGGTTGAGCCTAAACAGGAAGAATCAAAAGCAGGCAGACAAGGTGAAGAATTTGGTACTGTAAAAGGGTTGGGAGCTAAAAATACAAAATACTTATATGATTATGACCCTAGTCAACTAGAGTACTTTGAAAACAAACATCCAGAAAATGATTATGTGGTTAAGTTTAATGCTTACGAATTTACAAGTTTATGTCCTAAAACTGGACAGCCTGATTTTGCGACAATACATATTAAGTATATTCCAGGTGTTAAAATGGTGGAAAGTAAATCCCTAAAGTTATACTTATTTAGCTTTAGAAACCACGGCGATTTCCACGAAGATTGCGTTAATATTATAATGAAGGACCTTGTTAAGTTATTACAACCTAAATACTTGGAAGTTAAAGGATTGTTTACTCCACGTGGTGGAATTGCAATACACCCATTAGCAACTTATAGCAATGGGGAAGACAAATATAATGAAATTGAAAAGTTAAGACAACTAGAAGAATTAAAAGCTGGGTTTTAAAGAATAGAGTTACCGATATTTTGTTAAGTTTCGGTAACTTAACCTCTTTACATGATAGTATGTTTACATTACAATACTATATATAAAAGTTGCTATTTATTAAAAATTAGGAAAGGAGAATTAAATGGGTAGAAGAGCTGTAGTAGTGTTTAGTGGGGGTCAGGATAGCACCACTTGTTTGATAAAAGCTATTCAAGATTATGGTAAAGAAAACGTGTATGCAATTTCTTTTTTCTATGGTCAAAAACATTGGAAAGAAATTGAAAATGCTAAAAGAATAACAGAAGAATTTCAAGTATCTCATGATATTTTAGATGTACATAATGTATTTGAGTGTTTACAGAATTGTTCTTTAACTAATAATGATTTACAAATAGAACAAGGGGAAAAATATCCAAATACATTTGTTGATGGTAGAAATCATATGTTTTTATCTATTGCTTCTATATATGCTAAGCAAAAAGATATACATGATATTATCACTGGTTGCTGTGAAACTGATTTTAGTGGTTATCCAGATTGTAGAAGAGTATTTATTGATAGCTTACAAGAAACCCTTTCATTAGCAATGGATTATAAGTTTAATATTATAACTCCTCTTATGTACTTAAACAAGTGTCAAACTTGGGAATTAGCAGATAAGTTAGGATATTTAGCTTATATTAAAAATAATACCCATACATGCTACAATGGAGTTGAAGGTGGTTGTCACGAATGTCCAGCTTGCAAGCTAAGAGAAAAAGGGTATCAAGAGTACATAGCAAGTAAGGAGATAGCTAATGTATAGAGTAAGTAAGAAAATGGAAATCAGTGCTATGCACCATTTAGAGTTATCCTATGATAGTCCTTGTGAATCCTTCCATGGGCATAATTGGTATATTACAGTGGAAGTAGAAGGTCCGGAGTTAAATGAAGATGGTATGTTAATTGATTTCACTATTATTAAACAGTTAATTCACGGTAAGATGGACCACAAGAATCTTAATGATGTGTTTACTTTTAATCCTACAGCTGAGAATATTTCTAAGTGGGTGTCTGAACAAATAGATAACTATTTAAGTCAACATTCAACTTTATATGTACACTGCTCCAAAGTTAGAGTAGAAGAAACACAAGGTAATTACAGTGAATGGGAAAGGAGTAAAGACTAATGAAAGGTCTTCAAGTAGTAGAAATATTTGATAGTATAGAAGGAGAAGGTATTCGTACAGGTATGCCAGTTACTTTCATAAGATTGGCAGGTTGTAATTTACGGTGTAAATACTGTGATACTTTATATGCTCAAAATATAAGTGATGGCACTGTAATGTCAATAGACGAAATAGTTGGTAAAGTTAACTACAAAGCCGTTACTATAACAGGGGGTGAACCTTTAATCTCACCGGAAGTTACAGAGTTAATAGATAAACTAAATGAACAAGGAAAATACATTAATATAGAAACGAATGGTAGTATTAATATTATACCTTTTATTGCTTCATTAAGAGCTGGAAAGGGTTTCTTCACTATGGATTATAAGTGTGCTTGTTCTGGAATGACTTCTGAAATGTTAGAATCTAACTTTGATTTACTTGACAACAATGATGTAGTTAAGTTTGTAGTTTCTAATTTAGATGATTTTGCACTTATAAGAGCATTTTTGCTTAACCACTCTAAATTCAGAGGAACAATATTTGTAAGTCCTTGTTATGGAACTATTGAAATGTCAAAAGTAGTAGACGAAGTTAAAATATTAGTTAATAAATATCCTAAGTTTGATATTAGGTTTCAAGTACAATTACACAAGATAGTTTACCCGGTAGATATGAGAGGTGTGTAATGTTTAATGATGTTAAATTAGTTAATGCTTTTAGGGATATTTTAGAAGAAATTGACCCAGACTCTGATAGAGAAGGGTTAAAAGATACACCAACTCGTATGTTAGGGTATTTTACTGAATTGTTTGAAGGAGCTAAATACACAAACTCTCAAATTGCAGAAATGTTCAATAAGGAGTTTGAGATAGGTAGTGAAGATTTAGTTATTATGAATGGAATACACTGTTTCTCTCATTGCGAACATCACTTAGCTTTGATGGAATTAAAAATACATATAGCATACATTCCTAAGAATGGAAAAGTGTTAGGTTTATCCAAGTTCCCAAGAATTTGTGATATGGTGTGCAAAAGACTTCAAGTTCAAGAACGTATTGGAATGGATATATGTGAAGTACTTGAATGCTTAGGTATGGAAGATATAATGGTTGTTATTGACGGACGACATGCGTGCGTGAATGCAAGAGGAATAAAACAACCTGAAACAGTGACAAGAACTAATAGCTTGCGTGGTAGATTTAAGTATGATACTCCATTGAAAAATGAAGTGTTAAACAGTATAAAGTAAAAGGAGAATGTATGAAAGTAACAATAGAAACTAAGTTATTACAAGAGTTAACTAACAGAGTCATGAAAGGTGTAGGAAATAATGATTCTATTATGCGTACTTGTTGGATAGGTATTAAGTGTGAAAATAATGTATTAAGTATGACAGCATGGGACGGGGAAAATTATATACAAGTTAGACAAGACAAAGTAATTTGTGATGATTTTAAAGTAACTGTAACAGCTAACACATTTGCCCAACTAATATCAAAAACAACTAGTGAAAATATATCAATGGAACTTAACGAAAACTATTTAGAAGTTAAGGGTAATGGAAAATACAAATTACAATTACCTGTTAATGATGAAGGCGAGTTAGATAACTACCCAGAATTATTATTTTCAGAAAATTGTGATATGAGCAAAATTAAATTATCAGCTATTATATGGGCAATCGAAGGCAATAAAGTGAGTCTTGCTAAGACTCCAGAACGTCCTTCTTTAATGTGTTATTACTTTGGTAAAGATGTATTAACTACAAATAACACCACGGCGGCCATGACAAATGTACAGGTATTTAAAGAACCTATTTTACTTAAAGCTGAATTAGTTAATTTAGTTGCTACTATGGAAACTGAAGATATTCAAGTATATAAAGATGAAACTAGAATAATGTTTGAAACTCCTAAAACAACAATACTAGGTTATTATGATGAAGGTAAACAAGACTTTGAAGATTCTATTTTAGAACCTTTAAATAACTTGTTTAATACACCTTCTACTTCTTCTTGTTCAATTGAAAAGGATAAGTTACTGGGTGTACTAGATAGAATTTTATTATTTGTACCTACTAAAGAAGAAGGTGTTAGAGCTATGTTTACAGATAAAGGTATCCAGTTCTACAATAAGAGTAACTCAGTTAATGAGTTATTAGCTTACAGCGAAAGTAAAAACTTTCAACCTTTTGAAGTTAATTTACAGCTAGACGTGTTAAAAGATTTAATTGTTAGTACTTGTGGTGAAAAGTGTTTTATTGAATATGGTAATGCCGGTTATTTAAAATTCGGAAAAGAAAAACGTCATCACTTATTAACTGTATTAGGAGAAGCTGAATAATGACAAGTAAGTCTTTAAAGAATATTCACAATCTTATAAAGGCGGCGACTGAGCAGGTACCAGTACACGAGGCATTTCTTAATGACCTCGTGTCTACTATCTGTAAGTTTGATAACCCTAGACAACCCAGTCAAACATATAAACCTTCATCACTTATGTGTATTAGGAATATGTACTATCAAGTAATGGGTGCAGAACTTAATTCAGACAATAAAGATGAATGTTTAGTAAGTATGGCAGACGTTGGTACACATAGGCACGAATTCTTACAACATCACGTCAGTAAAATGCACGAATTAGGAATAGATTGTGAGTGGGTAGATGTTGAGGAATATGTCCTTGCTAATTGTGCAGATTTAGGAACAAAAGTAGTTAAGAAAAGTGGGTATGAATATAAGTGTTTTAACGAAAAATATAATATGAGTTTTTTGTGTGACGGCATCATTAAATACAAAGGTACCTATTACATACTAGAAATTAAAACAGAAAGCTCTTTCAAGTGGAGTAAACGTACGAATGTAGATGATAAGCATAAACCACAGGCTTGTTGTTATAGCTTATGTTTTGGTATAAGCAAGGTAATCTTTGTGTATGAAAACCGTGATACATGTTCTAAAAAAGCATATTTGTACAAACCTTCACAACATGAAATAGAAGAACAAGTTTTAGACAAGATAACTAAATGTAATGAGTATGTAGATTTATGTGTAACTCCCCCTAAAACAGAAAATAAAAGGGATTGTGCGTATTGTAACTACATAGATATTTGTAAGAAGGAGAAATAATGAATAGAGGAAAGGATTTTGAAGCTAAGTTTAGAGAGCAGATGAACCAAGTTTTTGACGTAACTAGACTAGCTGATAATACGGCAGGCTACATGGGGGGTAGGAATATTTGTGATTTTATAGTTTATAGATATCCTAATTTATTTTATTTAGAGTTGAAAACTACAAAACAGAACACATTAAACTTTCACGACATTACAGATACTCAATGGAATGGGTTAATTGAAAAAGAGCCTATTGAAGGAGTTGGTGCGGGTATTGTAGTCTGGTTCATAAAACATGACAAAACATTTTTTATAAGTGCGGCAGCTATGCAAGCTATGAAATCATTAGGTCTTAAGTCTTTCAATATTAAAGATTTAAAAGTAATGGCAGAAAATTTTGAAACTCGTAACTATTTTGATTGTTTTGAAATTAAAGGTCAGAAGAAAAGAGTGTTTTTTGAGTATGATATGAAACAATTTTTATCAGATTTGGAGGTGTATTTGAATTATGGTCAATAAAAAACAAGAGGAAAACTCAGTAGTTGATGAAGTACAAGTTATTCATGAAACGGAGATTATACCTGTAGAAGATGAAATTATTCATAAAGTTATAGAAAAAGTAGAAGATAACTCAGCTAAAGTAGAAGCAATAGTTGATGAATTAGTTGATGAATATTGTCACCAACTTGATGATTTAATTTACAAATTTAGAGAATGTTTACAAGATACTAAAAATCCTATTACTGAGTGGGAATTAGATGATGTATGTCTAAAACTACCTTCTTACTTGTATTTTATAGGAGAAGCTCAAGAAAGATTTGGTATTAAGGAAGATATTGCTAAGAGTGTAAAAATGGAGCTATATAACTCCATTCATCAAAGAACCAGAGGGACAATAGCTGATAAACAGGCGGCTAGTGAAGCGGGTACTATACAGGAAGATATCGTCCATAAAGCATATCAACGTGCATATAAACGTACTAAGCAGAAACTAGAGGCGGCTTACGAAATACTTTCAAGTGTTAAAAAAGTTATTAGCAGACGTATGGGTGAACAAGAATTGTCAAATGTAGATTCAGGAAAATTTAGAAAGGCATAGCAATGAGTCAATTAGATACAGTATGTGCAAATTTAAACAAGCAGATGGGAGCAGAGCTTTTAAGAAAAGGAGCTATATTTAATGATATACCTAAAATTCCTTTTAGTAGTTACAGACTAAACCACATGACCTATGGAGGGTTTCCTAGGGGATATATGGCAGAATTTTATGGAGATGGGGGTGGTGGAAAAACTACAACAGCTTTAGATTTGTTGGCAAATGCTCAAAAACTATTTAAGAAAGAATATGCTGAGCAGATAGCTAAACTAGAAGAAATAAAAAATCCAAATAAGCAACAGAAAGAGCAGTATGCTAAACTTAAATCTAGGGGGTACCAAAAGTGTGTATTTTTAGATGCTGAAACATCTTTTGACGCAGAGTGGGCCACTAAAATAGGTGTAGATGTAGATGATTTATATATACTAACTCCAGAAAACCAATCTGGGGAGGATATATTGCAAATAGCTTTGAATCTTTGTGAAACTGGTGAAGTAGGTTTAGTTATTCTTGATAGTATTGGAGCTTTATACAGTGACCTAGAAGCTGAAAAGAATTTAAACGAAAAGGTGTATTGTGGTATTGCTGGAGCTTTAACTAGATTTTCCAAGAAAATGACACGTCTAGCTTCACAATATAATATATCCGTTATAATGATAAACCAGGTACGTGAAGACATAGATGCTCAATATGGTACCCGACTTAAGACAACAGGGGGCAAAGGATTCAAACACCATTGTGCCTTGAGGATAATGTTTATGAAAGGACCTTATTTAGACGCTAAAAATGCTCAATTGACTAGTGGGTGTGAAGAGCCGGCGGGTAATATAGTAAAAGTACACATAGAAAAGACTAAGAAATTCGCACCAAATAGGAAGGAAGGATTTTATACACTTAATTATACTACTGGTATAGATAAAGTAGCCGATTTGATAGATATATGTGTGTTAAAAGGCATAATAGTCAGAGCCGGAGCTTACTATTCTATATTAGATGAAAATAATAATATATTAGAAGATGAAAATGGAAGTGCTTTGAAATTTCAAGGCAAATCGTCTTTACAAGAATTTATACAAGACGTAGAAGTTATATATAATTATTTGATAGAACGTTTAAATTAGTTTACAAACCGTTTACTTATTAAAATTATGCAATACAATATTAATATAAAGGAGGTAGTTGGTATGAAGCCGGTAATTTTTATTACAAATTATTACCAAAACATTTATATAACATTAGGACAAGCTCTAGATGCTTTGAACCACCAGGGAATGCAAATGAAAGCAGAAACTTTGTTACCTATGTTTAATAGATGTGAAAGTCATGGCCAGTGTATGGATTTAATTGAAAGGTATGTTGATGTTATTGAAAGAAAGGAGGCATAAGTGCAAGTAGTTAAGGGAAAAGATTTGGATAGATTGGCTAACAGTTTAGGGTTGAAAAGACATAAAACTTTCTGGGTATTTAAAGAACCAGATACAAATCTAAGAAATAGATGTGTGCAGAGAGTAAATAATTTTTGTAACTCTAATTTAGTATGTCCTAGTGTAGAAGTAATGAGTATGTAATAGTGAACACACGTAAATTTTCAAGCAAACAAGAGAATCAAATCGCTAAGAGTCTAAAGGGTAAAGTCCAGCCTAACAGTGGGGCAGCTAACTTCGTGGCGGGAGATGTAAAGCTAACATTTATGCTTATAGACGCCAAAACAGTTACTACTCCGAAAAAAAGTGTAGCAATTAGGGAGGAATGGTTCAATAAAATTAAATATGAAGCATTCGCAATGGGCAAAGAAATGTCATGTATTGCTTTTAATTTTGGGCCAAACCAACCTAATTACTATGCTCTGAATGAACAGGACTTTAAACAGCTATTAAGAACGTATGAAGAAAAATATTATGAAGGAGAATAAGGATGTTGCATTTATTATTATTAGGGATAATAAGTTATATTTTAAGTATTTTAATTATATGCTTATACATAAGAGATAGACAGGAATATTTACCTGTTTATGTTAAAATTTCAATGATGGCATTAGCTCCTGTACTAATAGTAGGAGCTTTGATGTATAATTTTTTTACTAGAAAGGAAAAATAATGACACTAGCAACTGATTATAGACCTCGTCAATTTAGTCAATTGTGCGAGCAAAAAAGTATTATAAACATATTACAATATCAGATAGATAATGATTGTCCTAAGAACGCATATCTATTTACAGGACCGGCTGGTTGTGGTAAGACTACATCAGCTAGAATACTCGCAAATGAGTTAAATCAAGGTAAAGGCTCACCAATCGAAAAAGACGCCGCCCGGAATAATGGAGTAGATAAAATAAGAGCAATTATAGATGAAGCAGGGTTTCAAAGTTTAGACAGTAAATATAAAATATTTATCATTGATGAATGTCATATGATAACTACTGAAGGGTGGAATGCTATGTTAAAGATATTAGAAGAGCCACCTAAAAATACAATATTCATATTTTGTACAACAGACCCTCAAAAAATTCCAGCAACTATTTTATCCAGAGTACAAAGATTTGATTTTCAAAGAATTACACTGGATACAATAGTACAAAGATTAAAATATATATTACAACAAGAAGGTCTGCCCGATTATGAAGAAGAAGCGATACAATTTATCGCCCGAATGTCAAACGGTGGAATGCGTGATTCTATTTCGTTGTTAGAAAAATGTATTGATTATTCCACTCAAATAACAGTTAATTCAGTAATTGAAGCATTAGGTTATATAGATTATGAAATGTTAATTGATTTAGTGTTAGCAATTAAAGAACAGTATGCTGGGAGGGTTATTGAAATAATAGAAACTATGTATGCTGGAGGAGTTGATATTAAGTTTTTTGTGAAACAATTTTTACAATTTGTTTTAGATTTATGTACTTATAGTCATTTGTTGAATTTTAATTACATAAATATACCGTCTACATACAAGGATAATTTATCTTTCCTAACTGATAATGGGTCTTCGGCACCTACACAATTATTAAAAGAGCTAGTGGAGTTGGACGGTAAATTAAGATTTGAAACTAATCCAAAACTACTGGTAGAAAGTACATTGGTGTTACTATGCAATTAATAGGTCAGAAAAAACTAAATGAATTTCTAGAAACAGTTACTTTAGAAAACTGTCCTCACTTTATTCTACTTAAAGGCTCAAAAGGTTGTGGTAAGACTATGTTTACTAAAATGTTAGCTGACAAATTAAATTGTTTGAAAGTAGAATTTGAACCTACTACTGAAGTAGTAAGAAAGATGATATCTACAATATATAACATCAAAGAACCTTGTGTATATTGGTGTGAAGATTTAGATACTATGCATGTTAACGCAAAAAATAGTCTATTGAAAGTTACAGAAGAAACTCCGAAGAATGCTTATATAGTTTTACATTGCACTTCTAATACTTTAGGTACATTAGTTTCTCGTTCACGTGTATTAACTTTTGAATCTTATACATTAGAGGATTATGAACAGTACTGTGGTATTCAGAATTTACAAATGCCAGAAAATTCTGAAATATTAATGCAATGTTGTAATTCACTTAATGAGTTTAGTTATTACGTACAGACAGAAAAGTTTATAGATGCTTATTTGTTAGCTAACAAAGTATTAGAATACATAAGTGTAGTAAGTGTAGTTAATGCTTTTAAGATTTTGAAAAGTTTAGCTTTGAAAAAAGATGAAGAAGGAATAGAACCTGATTTCTTCCTTAAAGTATTAATCAATGTTTATATACAAAAACTAGGAAAAGTTGAATTCGGAGACATAATATTAAAATCTTCACAAGTAGCTTTACAGCTATTATCAAACAACGTATTATCTAAACAAGCTATAATGGATAAGTGGATACTAGAAATGGTGAGAGGGATAGACGCAATATGCTAATAAGTGATTTAAAAAATAATATTGTTTCGGGCAATATAAATAATTTTTATATATTCACAGGAGAAGAGGAAGGAATAATGGATATTTACATTAAACAAATATCCACGAAACTGAATTTACAAGTTAAATGGGCAGACAGCATACAAGACGTTTCAAAGCAAGTTAATTTAAAATCAATAGTAAATGTTAAGTATTTGTATTTAGTCCGGCAAGATAAAGCTATCAGTAAGCAAGAAAAGCTATGGACGTTTCTTAAAGAAGGAATAAACGCAAATTATTTAATTTTAATAGAACCTAACTTAGATAAGAAAACTAATTTCTATAAATTTTTTGAAGACTATACAATTAAGTTTGAAAATTTGTATCCTGACATGTTAGCTCAATATGGCAGTAGAAAATGTCCAGGTTTGTCAAAACAAAATCTAGCAACACTAGCTGAATGGTGTAGTTGTTCATATAATAGGTTTATGTTGGAATTAGACAAAGTTAATTGCATTAGTCAAGTTTTGAAACGTACTCCAGATGAAAGTTTTATGATATTAGTTAAAGATAACGCAATACATAAAGATACTGAATTTGATGTATTTGCTTATGTGGATTATATATTATCTAGAAATAAATATGCTTGTTACAAAGAATTAGACTTGATTAAAGCTAAGAAATGTGAAGTTATGTTAGTATCGTTGTTGATGACAGCATTTAGAAATTTAGTTTTATTTAAGAATGACGGTGGAGGTAAAGGTGTATGTGATAGAACTGGATTATTAGGTTGGCAGATTAAAAATGCTATACAAATGAGTGAATATTATACCGTAGATGAGTGTGAAAGTATATTATTATTTTTGCAAGATACAGAAGTAAAAATTAAGACGGGTGTTATAAACCCAGAAATAGTAGTACAATATATATTATCGG